ATTAATTATTCCTTTAGTTGCATTATTAACACAAGGATATGAGAAAATGGTAGAAGTAAGAAAAGAGCAAGAACATTTATTTTCAGATAAATGGATTAAATCTCTTTTTCCTGAAGAATTTAAAAAAATTTATGTCAACGATAATATTACTACAGAGGATTTAAAAAATGACGATAACTTATAATCCTAAATCAAAAGGATTTGATATTACTTGGAAAAAAACAGATCATAAAACAGATCATAGAACTGATTATAATGAAAATGTTTATAGAAATGTAACAGTTAGAAAATGTAAAAAGAAAAGATACGGAAGAAAATCATGTTGGAATGAAACACATCAAGAATATGACAAAGATACAAGCGAAAAAAATAAAAAATTAAATGCAGATAATAGAAAATTAAATGAAGATTCAATCAGATTAAATGAAGAAAACACAAAAACTAATGATGGATATAGAGAAACAGAAAGAGTTGCAACTATTACAAGAGGAAGTGATTATGTTCCACAACGACAAAATTTAAGAACACATAATAGTGATGCATCGTCTAAAGCTGAATATGAAAAAGCTTTTAGAGCTTTTTATGTCGATCAAAAGTTACAAAGATGGAATACAGATTTAGGTGCTAAACCTTTATATGGAGATTTTGATGGAGATTATTATGCTTCAGAACAAAGTCCAGATGCTGAAGAGCAATGGTATCAAGCTCTTGCTAATGATGATGTAGATATAGTAGAAAGATATTCTAATAATCCAAATGTTTATTATTTACAGCATTATACAAATATAGGAAGACCTGCAAATAAAAGAGGAAATAGAGCAGAAGTAACAGAAAGTGCTAATCGTTATATTGAATTTAAACCTACAGATGCAGATTTACAAGATGTTAGATCTTTACAATTAGGCATTAATACAGATACTCAAACAGAAAGAGTTTTAAATATTCCTGAGGTAAGAGAAGAATGGGAAAAAGCAAAAAGAGATGATCCTCATTGGAAAAATTTAGCAAAAGAAAAATTCTTGGATGTAAATAAACCTGATGAGTTTGTAGCATTATTTAGATTATCTGATCGAGATCAAGATAAAAATATTCAAATGAATTTTAATGTTAATACAGGATATGGAATTACAGAATTAGAAGATGCTTTAAACGAAGCTGCAGGTTCAAAAGCAACAGTAGATGTAAAACGTTTTGGTGCATTAACACAGAATGTTTTAAAAGATACGATTGAAGAAATGAAAGAAGCAAAAAAACAAGAAGAATTTATAAGTACTATTGGGGGTTTTGCAGGATTCAATGAAATTATGGATATGAATAAAACTTTAACAGATTCAATTTTAGGTGATAGTGGTGTAGGAGGAGTATTATCTTGGACTTCTGGTGGTAAAGCAGAAGAATCTTTAGAAAAATCTTTACAAAAAATTACTGGAGTTAATAACAATGTAACTTATAACTGGCAACAATGGTTTGATGATAAATTAAAAGAAAAATATAATGACGCAATAGAATTAGGATACACAACAGATGAAGCAGAAGAACAAATAAGAATAGATGGAGAGTTTGCAAATCAATTTATCACTGATTACTTACAACCAAGATTTGATGAATCTCGTTCAATGGATGAATTTATTGAATATTTAGATGTAAGACAAGAAGAACAAAACCCTTTTCAAACTCAAGATTTATTAAATGCTGTAAAACAAACTGCACAAATGAATGCAGATAGTTATTTAGATCAATTAAGAGCTGAGACAGATCGACGTTTTGATTCTGATTTTTATTTTGATCCAACAGGAAATATTGCTAGAGGAGAGAATTGGACTGAAGGAGCTAATCAAGCATCATATGCTGCACAAAAAGAAACGGTAAATCAAGATTGGGAAAATGCAAAAAATGGAGATTCATATTGGGCACAACAAGCTTATAGATTTGGAGTAGATATTAATGATAAAGATGCATTTGCTCGTATGCATTTTGAAGTAAAAGGTCAAGGAGAAGGATATGATGCTGCAGATGATATTTTAAATGCTGGAAAAGTAAAGAATCATATTTATGAAAATATTTTACCTAATTTAGAAGATGAAGCTTTAAGACAAGGATCTGTATTTGGTCAATTTATTACTCCTGCTGAATTTGCAAATGATATGTTAGAAGGTCTTGATCCAGGAAATAAAGAACAATGGAATTCAGTATTAGAACAATATGGATTAGAAAATTTCCAAGGTAGTTTTGATGAATTAAAAGATTATATTATGGAAACTTTAAGAACAGGATCAGCACAAGAAATTAGAGAAAATATAAAATACTTAAATGAAAAGCGTAAAAAACCTACTCAAAAAATATTAGGAATAACTTATATAGCAAGAGAAGAAGACTATAAAAATGAGAAACCAAAATCAGAAACACAATTATATAAAACATTTCAAGATGCTGGTTTTCAAGGAACAGAAGATGAATTTTATGATGATTTTTTTCCTGACTTAAATAGATCCGAACAAATTTTATTAACTAAAGGAGGTAAAGATGAAGAATTAAAGACATGGGGTTTAGATATGAGAGATCCCTTTGCTTCATTAGGAACAATTGAAGGTTTCTTTGGTGAAGATGAAGATGATGAAGATGATCCTGAAACAGAAGAAGAAAGAGAAAATAGACAAAAAAGTTATTTTAATGCCGATTTAACAGAAGATGATAGTTGGTCCTATAAATCTAGAAATAAAGAGAAAGATCCATTTGGCGAATTCACTACTATGTTTAAAGGTTTATAAACATTTTTTATAAATAATTGTGTATATTAAAAGCAATAAGTGTTATTTTTCATGTCCGATTTCTCATTGGCTATTAATTTAATTTGTAAATATGAGGGATTTAATGAAAAAGCATATCCTGATCCGAATACAAATAAGGAACCATATACCATTGGATATGGAACTCAATATTATCCAGATGGAGCACCTGTAAAAGCTGGGCAAAAATGTACAGAAGAAAAAGCTTTAGAATATTTATTTAATGAAATACATGTAATTTATAGAGAACTTTTAAAAGAAAATTTAAATCTTGATGAATATATGATGCAAGCTTTAATTTCTTTTATTCATTCAGTTGGATGGGAATCTTTTTTATATAGTCAAATTATTGATTGTATAGAAAATGAAAATTTTTCAGCAGTTTGCGAAGATATAAGTAGATGGATTTTTGATGAAGAATATCACATAATAGGTGGATTATTAGATAGAAGAAAAGAAGAAATAAAATTATTTTTAACTGAGATCCATACTAATAACTGGAAAACTAGTGAAATTCTTTTAAATGCTTTTAGAACTTTCAATAGTAATCCAGGGCAAATTAGAGCAATACAAAAACTAGAAGAAAGTATAAATCCATATATCCTTAGTGATTTTGCAAATAATTTTAGAGTTGATAATCATGCCTTTAAGAGCTACGCTAATAATGATTATTTATCCATTTCTTTAGAAGTCTGATTTAGAATGAATGAATCTATGAAGGATGAAATGTCAAATAAAGCAAAAGAAGGAGAATTTATTCTCCCATTAGAATTACAATTCTCTATGCGAAAAGCAGAAATGGGAGCACAGGAAATGACATGGGAACAATTATATTCAGCATTACTTAATTTGTATTATCAAAGACTTATGGAATGGCATGCAGTTAAATCTTTAATTGCACAAGAAAATATAAATATTGATTTTGATATACCTACAGATATTGAATTAAGAAAATTAGCTCAAGATGCACGTGAATACCAAGAAGAATTAGATGAAGATGATGATCCTTTTGCTACTGCTTAACCTAATAATTTATTTAAATACCATTTAGCTTTTTTCAAAGATTCAATACCACCTTTATGTTTTTCTCTCCATAGATATTTAATAATATTTCCTTTTAGATAACCACGAAATTCTTCTGCACTTAACTGAGCTTCAATAGCATCAATACATTCAATAGATCCAGCAGCATAATGTATTGGTCTATCTACATTATCAAACTGATGAAAATGAGTATCTTTTTCGTTCATACGAGTATCAATGAATTTAGTAATATTTTCCCATTTTAATGGAGATTCTTTAGTTATATGAGTTATATCAGTAACTTCATTTTTTTCTGCTTCTGGACCAGCCATACGCATTGTTGGAGAAGTCTCGTCTATGCGGTCAAACCACGTCTCATTAGAGACTGTCTGTACATCTCTTCTGATGGTTTTCCTAGTCCTATTAGAAGTTTCGGTGATTTTGGAGATGAACCTGGATATTGCCCCGCTTCCTCCATTGCTGGAATATAACCAGTTAATCCAATTCTTTGTGTCTTGTCTCTTTTGTTCGCTTCTATCGCTAGATTCTCCCTTCCCATCCCTGATTCGCATGCAACCAATCCACGATTGTATTGATCATACAGGGGAACGTCATTATTTTCATTGCTTATTAGTTGACCAAAATCTTCTATGGATAAAGAAGGACAATCAAGTTCATCAATAAAATTACCTAAGAACTTACTTTTAGATGCGTATCCAGCCATGGGAATATACGAGTCTTGATGTATTTCTTTTACAATATTATCATGGCAAGTTTGTACAATACTAATTACGACCCACAAAGGGATTCAGGTTCTTCAGGTGTTGAAGTAACTGATTTAAATCCTGAAAAAATTTATGATACAGATTTACGTAGAGTTGATCCAGATTTAAGAAATGATTTAGAAGTAAATAAAAAACAAGATAAAGTTTCTAAATTTATGAAAGCAGCTCGTACAGCTGGTAAGTATAGACAGGATAGAGGAATTGCAGAACCAACCATTAGAGGTAAAACACCAGTTGGAAAAGCATTTATGGATGGTGTAGAACTACCAAGTTTAAGAGGAAGAAATTATGGTGATCCAGGAGGAGGAGCCACTGAATATGCACATAAACCAAAACCTAGCTTTGGTAAATTCTACGGTTTTTAAACTTTTGCACAAACAACTTCTTTAGGTTGATTATCATATTTACCTTTACGATCTTTATAACTTACTGAACAGGTTTTTCCACGGAAAAATAATAATTGTATGATACCTTCATTTGTATAGATACGATTAAATAATCCTGTTGCATTATTAATTTGTAAAGTTAAATATCCTTCCCAACCTCCTTCTGCAGGTGTAATATTGCAATGTATTCCTGAACGTGCATAACTTGATTTACCAGCTGGAATAACTGTAATATCTTCTGGTAAATTTAAACGTTCTTCTGCAACACATAAAGCGTAACCATAAGGAGGAATCATAAAGTATTTTCCATTTTCATCTTCTCTTAATTCTGTTTCTTTTAATATGTCAGAACTAAAATTCTTTGGATCACAATCTCCTCTTGAAGGCGTACCAAATATTAAACATTGCTTAGGAGATAAACGTATATCATATCCATAAGAACCCAGTCCATAACTAAGAATTTTACGTCCGTTTTCTTCTCTAACTACATGATCTGTAAATGGAGCAATTAATTTATCACCCAAAGATAAAGCTTTGATTTCCCAGTCACAAAGAATGCTCATAATTTTTTAATCAGTTTTATTAGTATAAGAATGTCAGCACAAAATGCGACCTTTTTCAGAATAAATTTCAATAAATCTTTCTGTCATTTCTGTTGGATTCTTTATAGGAGGTAAATACACTAAAAAAGAAGTACAAGTTTTATGTTTACTAATACCAGTACTTGTGTTTTTTAATAGTAAAGGAGCAGTTTTTAAAATACAAACAGGAAAATCAAATATTTTTTGTTCATATCGAATCATGTCAGGGCAGTTTGTAAAATATAAACCTTGTTTTATATCACCTGACAACCATGAGTTATATAGTTTCCGAAACCAAACAGCATGAGATGAAGTCAATGTAGGAGAAGAAGCTCTAGTCATTTTCCATTTATCATTTTTTTTATCCCAAAAATAAGCACCTCTTGGAGGAAATAAATAAACATTTCCAAACCATTGTTGAGAATTCAATCCATCATCTGAGGGTGTAAAAAAATTAGTTGCTTCAACATATTTATTTGCAATTTTTGAACTTGCTACATCTAGTTCTATACCTTCTAATAAAGCATGTGCTGAAGCTATTAAATCATAATTAGTAATAAGTTCTAAATCTTCTTTTCTTTTAGTAATATCATGTATCGCCATTATTTAGTGCTTTCATCTAATTGATCATAATCAACTTCGAAATAACGCATTCCTTGTTGATCATTAATCACATATCCTGCTTTTGTGTCAGGATCAATTTTTGCAACAGCATCTAAAATTCTTCTAAAACTTTCTACTAAATCATCATTACTACTTCTTTCAGCATCTTCTTTTGCTGAATTTAACTCTTCCAATGTTAAATAAAACATGGAACGATCTTTATTATTTGGTTGAAAAACCATTACTCCGGCTCCTTCTAAAGCCCATAATTTTGTATATTGCATACCCATATCACCTAAAATAAATTTTATTGTTGTATCTAACATTTTTGCTTTAGTTTCATCTACTTCTGGTCCAAGAATAGATGCTAATAAACGTTCTCTTCTATTCATTTTTTTAATAACCCCTGTCGTGATAGTGAATCTAAAAGTTTAGGCATTGGCTGGTATAAAACAACCATCTTTCCTAAGATACCTCGTTTTTTAATAAGTTTGCCATTTTCATCTCGAACTTTATCAAACTCTCCAGAACGTATCAGATATTCAGCTACACAACGTAATCTTCTTTTTAAAGGTAATTCTGCTTGTGGAAATTTACCACAAATAGTATCTGGAGTCATATCTTTAAAAGCTATTCTTAAACGATTAGCTAATGTCATATTTGAATTTGCATCTTCTTCTTCGTAATTTTTTATATTTTCAAGATATCTTTGTAAACAAAGAGTATCAAAAGAACCATGAGGAGGAATAAATGCTTCAACTTGTTTTTTTAATGATGTAGGTAAAAGATCTACATAATTAGTAATTGTTATCTCAGCTATATTTACGTCTTTAAAACGATGTGCTGTCATTCCAGTTTCCCTAGATTTGTAGACTTGTACATAGGAGATCCTTTTTTTCGATAATCTTGATTTTCCATTTTCCGATTTTTTGAAAATGATTGTATTAATTGATTCCATGGAATTCTAATAATTGCTTTTTTTGTAGGGTTTGGAGAAGCATTTACATAATGGACACCTTCAATCCATCCTTTATCAGGAGATTTTCTTCCTAATGCCATCCAATTTCTTAAAGTTTGATCAGAAACATTTAATCTTCTTGCACATTCTTCTGTTGAAAGATATTCATCAGCAAAAGCATTTGGATCTAAAACATCTGTTTCTCCATTTTCGTAACGACTATGCCACATTGAACCTAATGTATTTTTTATTCCTTTTAATTCCCATGCAATATCTTCTAAACCTTTTCTAATACCGTATTTCATAATAAGCATTTCCTTTTATTAGATGCTAGTGTAATTGTGTATCTTTTGCTCAAATGGACTCTCAACTACCTCCTGATCAAGAATCATTAGAAAATCAAATTACACCTGAACAATTAGAACAAATGAAACAGATTGCTAGACAGCGAGCTGTTCAACAAGTTATTGGTTCACCAGCAACACCTCAACAGCAAAGAATTGTTTATGTAAGAAGAAACCTTACAGTTGCTGAAGTGATTGCTGTACTTATCATTTCTTGTGGAATTGTATTCGGAATACAAATTAGTTGGAACTTTGCTACTAATATATTACCTAGAATAGAAGTAAAAGTAAATTAAGACTCTAAGATTCTCAATTTATAATGAAAGATAAGGCTTATATATATACGACGTGGCAAACAGAAGAATTAGTGAACTTCAAGAAATTGCAGGGTTAAATTTAGCTGATGCAGATTTGCTTACTGTTGTACAAACTGCAGAAGTTGATCCTGCAATTAAGAATAAAAAACTTACAATATCAGGAACAAAAGCATATTTAAATGTTTATTATCTTTCTAATGAAGGAGGAACAGTAGCAGGAAGTGTAATAATTCAAAATGATTTAACAGTCTCAGGTGCAACTACTGTAAATACTATAAATTCAACAGGAACTTCGACTCTTAATGCATTAATTGTCAAAACAGATGCAACAATAACAGGGACAATTAGTGGTACAACAATTACAGGTACTTATATAAAAGGTACAAATATAAGTGGACAAACTATTAGTGGTGTTACCGTTACTGGAACTCACGGTAAATTTACTAACTTAACTGCAACTAATATTACAGGAACTACCTTTACAGGAACTACTGCTAATTTTACTAACGTAACTGCTCAAGATTTTACTGTTGATGATGACTTTATAGTTGCAGATGATGTACGTGTAAGTGGAGACACTACATTACTTGGAACTCTAACAGGAACTGTAATTACAGGAAGTACAAAAATTTTATCTCCTTTAATTACTGGAGGAACAGTTGTAGGTACCACCTTAGTTTCAGGAACAACCGTCACAGGTACTCATGGTAATTTCACAAATGCGACAGCAACTAATATTACAGGAACAACAGTAACTGGAACTACAGCTAACTTCACTACAGTTAATGCAGTCGATTTGAATGTTAGTGACGATGTATTTATAACAGATGATTTAACAGTCACAGGAATAATTGAAGGAAAAGATATTATTAAAGGTGTAACAGTTACAGGTACAACGAAAGTTTTAGCACCCTTAATAACAGGAGCAACAGTTGTAGGTACCACCAAAGTATCTGGAGCTACAGTAACTGGTACTGCAGGTCAATTTACAAATTTAACAGCTACAAATATCACTGGAACAACTTTAATTACTGGTGTAACTATCAAAATGAGTGGAGATACAGTTGCAACACAAACTTATGCAAGTGATACCTCAATTGTATTTGCAATTGCTCTCGGATAAGGCAGCGTAAAATAATAGATAACATGCTAGAACTTTATTTATAAATGGCTCGTTTTATCTCGGTTATTCGAAAAGATGTATCGAACAGTTCTGGTTCACCAACTGCGATCATTACAGGATCGACAAATTCAAGTGGAGTACCAGCTTCAACTTACGGAGTTGTTCTTAGCATCTTAGCTTCGAATAAACATGCCAATTCTCAAAATGTAACTGTTCAACTGATTAAAGCAGGTGGAACAGGAAATGAGGTTGTTGGTTCATTAATAACTTCTGGAGTTATTCCTAGTAAAGCTTCTTTGGAATTTATGACAGGAAACAAGATGATTGTTGAACCAGGGGATTGGCTAAAAGCTTACGCAACTGCTGCAAGTTCGATAGATATAACTGTTTCATACATGCTTAACCCTCAAGACACTTCTATTTAAATCATGGGATACATAGGAACACAGGCACCCAGATATTCTGCTCCTGTCGGA